TTTCACCTAAACCTTTAATACCAGGAATGTTGTCTGATTTATCACCCATCAAACATTTCATTGTAATGAAGTTTTTAGGATACAAACCGTAAGTTTCAAACACGTCTTGTTGCTTATAGAATTTCTTTTTGATTGGAGAATATACTGTAACTCTATCGTTTACTAACTGTAAGAAATCCTGGTCAGCAGAATATATTACAACATCATCCTTTAGTTTTTGTGACAGATAAGCAATAGTATCATCGGCTTCTATTTTATCTATGATAGATAAGTTAATAGGTAACACTTTTAGATAGTCAATTAAACGCATCATCTGCTCGCCAATGGATGCCGATTCCTCCTCCAGCGAATCAAATGAGTTCCACCTTGTAATACGCTTTATCTTGCGGGTTCCCTTATAATCTGCGTATATGTTTCTACGATTTGTAATGTTTCCTTGACCATCGAATACTAAGATAACTCTAGTAGGTTGGATTAACTTTATAGCATATCCTAAGGATTTCATAAAACCAACTAAACCACCAACATGGTTACCTTGTGTATTGACATTTGGGATAACAGCAAATGATCGTAAAAATGTATTCATTGAATCAATTAGGAGCACCCTACTATTTTGGTGTAGGGGTTCCAGCGTTGATTCCTCATGCAAGTTATTGAGAATATCTTGATATGATTTATTCATCTAAATTAGAGACTAAATTGCTAAAATCTTCATCTTCGTTTCCTTCAGTAACTACCTCAAATGGACCTTTACCTAATATTTTACCCCATTCTTCTTGGTGGGATTTTTTATAGTTGTCCATATCTTTCTTGTTTTCTGAGATGAATCCGTGTGGTGTAACTACAATTTTACCAGTGGAAGTAATACCATTGATATGGTTTTTCTCTACTGCTACTTTTACTTTTTTAGCCCATTCTACTTTCTTACCATCTTTAACAGCATTTACTTTTAATGTTCCTGAATTGGAAATATTACCAAAGGTTACAATTAAAGTTGAATCGAAGAACATTGTATTACCACCTTTGTTTTTCATGATAGGAGGAGACATTGGACCAATTGGTTTTTCAACCCAAATCTTGTTAATAGCAACAAATGAATTGGTGTGTGGATAAGATTCTTTACGAGATAATAATATCTCTTGGTTGATAAAGTTACCAAATTGAGTTGACATTGCACCTGCATTCCACTCGTTGTTATTTTTAGCTTTTTCAACTGACATTTGACATGGAACAGAACCGATTGAATCCCATAAGAATACCATATCCATAGGTAAATTACCTTTTTTCTGCTCGTCCATTAAATCAGCCATAAATCCAGCAACTGCCTCTACAGTACCTAATTGACCTCTATCTGCGAAAATAAAGTTACCGTCAATTATAGTTTGACCATCTTTAGTAACTTCTTCAGTAAATTCAAGCCCCATCATTTTAGCATGTTCCCAAGACCATTTCATCTCGGTAATAATGAATACAGGTAAAATCCCCATCTTTTGGGCATTAACTGCTACCTCTAATAGGGCAGTTGTTTTACCTGAATCGGAGTGGCCTCTTAGTAATGTAATATGCCCATGAGGTATACCAGGTAATGATACCATTTCCTGCCAAGCAGGTGAAAGTGGAATCCATTCTTGCTCCTTAAAGGAGTTGTTTGAGGAACCTAAACCCTTGGCAGCTTTAAACTTATCAAGGGAGAAGGTACCTTTAACAGACTTGGAGATATCGCCCCCAAGGCTTATACTTTTCTTAGCCATAAATTGGTTTTACTTATTTAAATAAATCTTCGAATTCATCTTCGCTAAATGTTTCTTTTTTCTTGACATTTAAACCGAAGTTTTCCCCTTTTACTTGTACATCAGTAGCATTTGGGTTACCATCCATAATACTATTTGTTTTAGGGGTAGCACTATCTAATGGAGTACTATTCTGTGATGTGTCTTCAGCACCATCTTCAGGGTTTAAGAATCCTGATAAGGCTGCTTTCATTTCATCATAGGAATACTTTTTAAAGTATTTAAACAATTCAGGTTGTTCCTTAACCCAAGTATCTGCTTGAGTAGCATCTGATGATACAGGGGTTTGCTTTGGTTTTACACGAACTGAAGTCTGTGGGTAAGGATTACCTTGAATTACTTCTACTGTCATATCAAACCCGTTTGAAGTATCTGTAAAGTCTCCGATATCTTCATCATTTGCTAATGACAATAATTCTTGGTAAATTTGTTTTCCAAATTCCCAGTAACGAACTCCTTTACCTTCTTCACCTCTAACTACAACAGGAGCAAATACTCTCATTTTAGGCTCTAATTTCTTAGCTAACCTCCAGTTTTCGGGTTCAGATGTTTTACGAAGTTCTTTTGCGAATTCTACAATCGGGTCTTTTTCACCAAAGTTAATAGGTGAAATCATTGTTCTATTTCCAATACCATAGTGGAAATATACTTCTTGGAAGGGGTTGTCCTTGTTCACTAGTGAAGGAACAAATCTAATTTGTTGTTTCCCTAATTGGGCTTTCCAAAAATACTGTGATCGGTCCATCTTTTGGCCTGAACCTTGGCCTTGTGGTGTTGTAAGTTGTTCTAACTTGCTTGAGATAACACTTAAATCCATAACTAATTGTTTTGTTTAATTTATAACGATTGATAATATAATAAGGCTACTTTACGTAGCCAAATATTTTTTCTAGAAATTTAAAATTTCGTGGATTTTAGTATCCAGTCGTCTTAATTCTCCACTAGTAGTTAGGAGAATACAATTTCTATATTCTTGCCAATTTACTCTATAGCTTGGGTCAGCTTTTCCACCATTTAATTCTCGAATTAAATCGTTTAGTGCGTTAATTGTATATAAAGTATTGGATTCTTTTTTTCTATGTAGAAGTATAGTATTGTCCAATATAGTATTGGACATATTAAATGAATCTACGTTGTACGTGCACACATATTCGTTCGTTGATTCAATATAAAGAACAAAAATCTTATTAAATAAGATCTGATATTGGGACTTTATAGTATCTACGGTGGATTCTAGCTGGTCCTTAGTTGTGAATGTACAAAATAATCTATTCATATCATAGTCTAGTGAGAAATTTTCACTGTCTATAAATATGTAGGAACTTTGTGTAATTGTTGTGGTTGTAACCATTTTTTAATTTTTAAGTAATATTTGTAATTAATACTATCAGCAAAGGTGTTTTTTTTAGTTCTATTGTAATTAATACTAACTACTTGTAAATTTTCAAAATTCCATATTAGATTTATAGGGGTAGTAGATTTAAACCAACTTATAGGGACCTTATGATCTAATTCTTGACCCTTATTTATTACTCCCATTTTTTTAATAAAATCTTTATAACTATATCCTAATAAATTTTCACTTGAGTTATTTTTTATTTTACCATTAAAAAAGTTACCTAATTGAGATCTTAAATTTCTAATAGATTTATATTCTATATCGTTTTTTCTTCTATTAAAAGAGTATTCTTTAGAATATTTTCTTAATTTTAAATAATTTTTAGTTCTGTATTCTTTTAAGTAGAGAGATTGTTTTTCTTTTACTTCCTCTTTATTTCTATATTCTTTTAATTTAGGTTTTATTACGTCTTTATTAAGGTGGTAATACTTATTACATTGTTGTTTAATTTTATTTTTTTGAGAATTATATCTAACTTTATTCCTAATACTACTACATTTTTTACATATAATATGTAATCCATCTTTTTTATTTTTATTTTTGTTATATTTAACTAAAGGAAGTTCATTTTGGCAATCTCTACATATTTTAAACATAATACTTTTTATTATAAATATATTAAAGTTCAAAATAATTTCTTGAGAGAATCGTAATTAGAGCCGTATTCGACTTTGATTACGTAACCGTCTTGTTCCAATAATTGTTTAATTGCTTTTAATGTATCGTTCCCGTCCTCTCTTGAATAATCTATCAAGAACGAATCATATGTGTATAATATAACACTACTTTTTTTGTTAGCCAAGTATTCTATAACTCGTTTTACAGACACAACATTGTTATGTGTTTCAGCTGATTGGATAACATAGTTTAGTATTTTGTTTGGGGTTGGGTTAGTTATTTGATCTGCTTTAAGTATTTTACCTCCAACTAATTCGAGTTGTTGTGTCTCGTTGAATTTTTTCCATAAAATATCTACATACTCTGTCATTTGTTTAAAGAATGGTATGTTTTTGTATTGATCAAACACACCTCCATATAATTGTTTAAAGGTAAGTTCTTTAGATTGGCTATATTCAGCGTCTGTCAACGTGTCCTTTTGGAAATACATACGGCCCAATTGAGTGTGTACCGATGCTTTATCTAGTTGATAGTTAATGAGTTTCGCCAATATACGTACGTGGTAAGCATCGTAATCGAATTCAAAAAATAAATCGTTTTTAGGGATAAATGCTGAACGTGAACCGTCGTTTTTATTTAAAGCAGCAAAGTTTACCCCATTAAATGAATTTGTAGGACGGGTGGTTAAG